ACATTGTAGCCTGGTCTGTTGGTTCAGTATATCTTTCATACTTTTTAACCTCATGTAAATTCTCTAAACTTTTTTCACCTAAGATTTTTTTAATCAAAGGTCTGAATTGATACTTTGATGTATCGTATTTAATTTTATGTGTTTTTATCATTCTGTTCTTTCTAATTTATATAAATTATTGTTTACTGCTGATTTAAATTCTTCATCCATCCATACAACATCATCTTCACCAACTTGATTTACCATTGGTAAATATAAGTTATGCATACCTGAATTTACTCCATGTGGTGGATTGGTTTCCATTTCAATTACTGCGTTATAAAAGGATTCTAACATTGAATGTGGGAATACTATAAATGTATCATTCACAATTGGTAAATCCATAAACTCAGGTTCTCTCCAAAGAAAACTACATTTTGTAAAATCATAATTGTATTCTTCAAATGGATTCTTAAAAAAGTTTATATCATATCTTGTTGATATAACTAAATCTAAATCCTCATCCTTAAGTTGTTGTAAACTATTTAGATATGAAACTGTCATTATTTTCATACCATTTGATACTTTATCACCACCACCTAATTTATTATAACCAGGTTCTACAAATGTATGTTTTATTGCTGGTGAATAATCTTTAATTATTTTATCTTGTTTTTCATTACTATAACTAAAAAGATAAAATTTTATATCATGTCCATTTTCTCTTAATGGATTTACAACATTTTTATAAAAGTTTTGTATTGAGTTTTCATAATCTCTCAATCTACCACCTTCAATAGCATTGTTATAAGATACTCCTACTAAATTAATTCCTATTTTCATTTTACATCTTCTGGCCACCAAACTTTATCATCTCTAAGTAAGTTAAAGTTGATTCCATCGTGTTTTATTGCGTTATCATATAATTGTATTCTATGTAAATACTTCGTAAAGTTTTGTTCAGCACCATCCATAATTCCTTGTTCTCTATTATAATTTACAATATTATCAAATATTGTTGGAAAAACTTTATCTGAGTTTTCTTGATTAGACATATAAAAATTATCATCATGAATTGGACTGTTAGGCCAATGACTATTTGATGTATAAATTTTTGTTAAATCATAATCACTTAATTCTAAATTGGAACCAGCAATATCATATCTACTTCTTATAATACAATCATATTTAATATTTGATTCTTGTATTTTTTTATAAGTTTCTTGCCAACCATACAACATTGGAAATGCTCTGAAGTTACTAAATACATCAAAATCTGTTAGTGGTCTTGATTTATCATCTCTTGGTGTTTTAATACCTTCTCTGTATTTAGTAAACTTAATTGGTTTCTGTATATTAATGTATTTAGGATTTGGATAAACTTTTAAAACATCATCACTATCTTCATTATTTGTTATTTCATCAGGTTTAGATTCCCATGCATGAAGATACAAATCTACATCATTATTATCTATAATGTATTTCCAATAACCATCATAACCTTCTTGAACTTTTCGTGCAAGACCAGTTAACATTAATGCTACTTTCATTTTTTGTAAACCATTTTTAAATATTTTCTACCTCTTCTTAAACCACTCTCACCTGTTTCAACAAATCCTAATTCTTCGTATAACTTTTTTGCATGATTATCTTCAAAAACCCAAAGGTCTGCATAATCTTTATCCTCTAAATACTTTGTATATGCTGCTCTTGCATATCCTTTTCTACGAAAATCAGGATGTATATCACATCCAATCTCATCACCATTGATTCTAATGTACCCAACCTCTTCATTATTTTCATTATAAATCATTAACCATTGTGGTTTCATTTTTTCAAACCAATCTTCACATTCATCTAAAGTAAATGCACTATCATTTTTTAATTGAGTACGAGTTGATTCTTCATTCCTTACTAATAGTAGGAATCTTAAATTATTTTCTTTTAATGGTTCTAATCTTATTTCCATTTTTTAATACAATCTACAATGTATTCTCTTTCTTCTTTTGTTACCCACCAACCAACTGGTATTGAAACTACATGACCAATTGTTTTGTCCAAATTTGGTAACGATGTTTTAAATTCTTCCATACAAGAATGTTTATCGTTTCTCTCATGAACTTGAGATACTGTAATATTACAATCTTGCATATATTTGTAGAACGATGGTCTATCATCTACTAATAGTGAGTAAATCCAAAATGCCGATTCAAATCCTTCTTCTCTTTTTAGAAGTGTAACACCATCTACATTTTGTAAGTGTTCATCATAGTACGCTGCATTATCTTTATGTTTAGTAACTATGTCATCTAAGTGTTTAAAGTTTTCTATACCAACAGCTGCACAAACATCATTCATGTGAAATTTAAATCCCCATTCAGGTATATCTGCTTCACATCTGAAATCTGTTCTACCTTTTGGGTTTCTATCAATACCATACCATCTCAGTAATTTTGCTCTTTCATACAATTCTTCGTGTGGACAATAAAGTAAACCACCATCGACTGAAGTGATGTGTTTGATTGCCTGTAAAGAATTCATTACAAAATTGTGATGATTACCTAAATATTTTCCTTTATATTTTGTACCGATTGAATGTGCTCCATCTTCAATTAATGCTGGTGCCCATCCATGTTCTTTTCTAAATCTACCTCTAATATTTCTAATCTCATCTAAATCTAATGGATATCCACCCCAATGAACTCCCATAATTGCTTTTGTTTTTGGAGTCATCTTTCTTTCTAAATCATCCAAATCCATATTAAGAGTTGTTGGGTCAATATCCACCCATTTAATTTTTAGATTATTTGCTACGATTGGCCAATTAGATGCAGTACAAGTTAGTGGTGTTGCTAATACTTCATCACCATCTTGAATACCTGGCCAGTTGTGTTCTACAAATGCAACACCATGGAATTCTTCTCTCCAATTTTCTTTTGGTTTCTTAAGTAAGTGTAGTGCTAAATGTAATGCAGATGTACCAGCATTTGTTGTAACTACTTTATCATTTCCAAAGTATTCTCCTAATTGTTTTTCAAATTCATCTACCTTTGGTCCTTGTCCTATATAACCACTATCTAATACTTCACCAACTTTTTCTTTTGCTGTTGGTGCCATGAATACTTTAAATAATGGTATTGATTGTTCTGGTTTATTCATCGTTTAGAATGTTTTTATTTTGTTTAATAGTTTGTTTAGTAATTAAATCTTTAATTTTTGTAGTTGACCATCCATGTGAACGAGTTGTATAAATAATTTTAATTGGTAAATCATCACCTGTAAATGATTTTCCTATGTAATCTTCACCAAGTATTCTAACATCTGGTTTAAAAAAATTAATTAAATTTAATAAATCTTCTTCAGTTTGGTAAATATAAACCTCATCAATATATTTTATTGACATTAATGTTTTATATCTTTCGTAAATAGGTATAACAGGTTTATACTTTGATTTTCTATGTTCCGATGGGTCTCGTTGAAGAAACACTATAAATTTATCACAATGTTTTTTTGCTTCTTCAAAAGTATAAATGTAACCTGGATGTAGTAAATCAAAATTACCAGCAGTAAATCCTATTGTTTCTTTATTTGCCATAACTTATAATATTATCAGAACAAACTCCATAACACTCTTCAACATTTTCTTTATTTATTTCTGGCATTACAGATACACAATTTTTTATTTGTGGTACACCTGGATACTTCCATAAGTGACCATGTGAAGTTATCGTTACATCATCTTTTTGATGATAAAAATAATTAATATTTGTTATTTTTTGTTCAAGTTCTAATCTTTTAAATTCCTCTATTGCATCAATATGTTTACAATGCACCCAAAGATTTTTACTTCGTTCTAATAACCATTCCAAACTAATACCATATTGTGCCTCATCGTGTCCTAAAAAGAAAGTTTCTGAAATAAACCAAACATCAATTTCAACATCATAACCTTGTTCAATTGCGGTATCAATGTAGTTTGGGTTATTCTCAAACTTTTCATGTTTACCATTTATATTTCCTCTATGAGAAATTAATTTCATAATTCTTCTATTCTTTTTGCCTTATCATCTATTACTAAATCAAAAGATGGTTTTAGTGGATAACAAAAAATACTTTTTCTATAACCAACTATTAAATCATTAAATTTACATCCCCAACTTTTCAATTGTTCTTTAGTTAATTCATACAAATCTCTTTCGGATACACTTCCTCTTGCTGTCCAATAAATTATTTCCCAACCTTCATCATATAGTTTGTTAATTTTATCTATGTTTTCTTGTTTAGGTATTGCGTTTTCATAAAACCTTTTACCTTCGTAAAAACAAATAGTTTCATCAACATCAACTAATGCTCTTTTTTTATCTCTTGGATATAATTTACTTTCTATCATACAAATATACGAAATTATTTGTAATTTTCCAAATAATATTTCAAATCTTCTGGTGTACCCAATCCCCACATCTTAGGAATATCATAAGTACGAATCTCTTTTCCATCCTCAATTGCTTGATTAAATACAGGACAAACATAAAACTCATTGTTCACTCTGATATCTTTTTCAATCATATCTTCTGCATATTTTACAAAATCAGAACCATGTTTCCAATAGTAATAACCAACTGTTGCAATATCAGAGATAGGATTCTTCTCTGCAACCTCAGTTACTAATCCTTTTTCATCTATCTTTGCAAAACTCCACTTTGGATGTGTTGCTCTAAATGATACAATACCACCATCTGCATTTGTTTCATTCATTTTATATAAGAATTCATTTGAATCCCACTCAACGAATTGGTCTGAGTTAGCAAAAAACAGAGGGGTATCTTTATTTATGTATTCTTTAGCAAGTAATGCCGTACATGCTGCACCTTCTGTTAGTTTATCAACCTCTACTATTTTACAATTTGGTGTAATGAGATTTAATAAAGTATCTAAGTTATACTTTTCTCTATGTTCTTTTTGTACAACATAAACATAGTTTGCTTTGATGTTTAGATTTTCCACCACCAACTGAATCATAGGTTTTCCCTTTACATCAATTAATGGTTTTGGAAAAGTATATCCTGCTTGTTGAAATCTACTTCCTGCTCCAGCCATTGGAATCAATACTGTAAGATTTTCATCTCTCCATGCTGGTGTTGATTGTTGTTCTCCCATTTCTATTTGTTTTAATTTATTATCTATATTACTATAATTTGTTTCTTTTGTATTCTTTACTCTCAGTATATGTGATTTGGAACGAGCAGCTGCAAGTAATCCATATGGTGAATCTTCAACTATCAAAGTTTCCTCAGGTAAACAACTCATCATAGATATTGCTTTCCAATACATCTCTGGATGTGGTTTTGAATTTTTTACATCTTCATTAGATATCACCAAATCCATAAACTCCATAATACCCAATTTAGATAAAACTGTTAAACAAGTTTTTCTGATTGAGTTTGAACACACTGCAATCTTATAACCTTCACTAACTAAGTTTCTCATACATTGTATTAGACCTGTATTTGGTTCTAGTGCTCTTAACTTTTCTAATGTAAGTTTTTGTTTTAACTCCCAAATAGTTTTATGATTTTCTTTTAGTAACCCTTTTTTCTCAGATAACATTTCTAATTTTTGAGTTGTTTTCAATCCATCATAGGTTGCTAGGTGTTCATTCCAACTTATGGCGTAACCTGGTCCTAATGCTTCGTTAAGTGCTTCATAGTGTATATTTTTAGCCTCAACTAATACACCATCTAAATCAAATATGATTAATTTAATTTTATTTCCCATGTTTACCTTCATCTAAATGTGTAAATAATCCTTCACCATGAGCAACTTTAAATGTTTGTTGTGCCCACCACTTTGAGATATTACCTTCTAATGCAATACCTTCACCAGCAAACTGTTTTACTGTTTGTAAATAAAAATCTTTTTTATATAAACAAGGATTGTTTGTCCAATTACCATAACGAGATGTTGTAGTAAAGTATTCACCTTCTTTTCCAATATGCTGTGGGAAACTTTCGAATGGGTCACACCAATGGACTGAATCCAATAGATGGGGTGATGTACATTCAATCTCCTTATCGTAATAATCCAATTCTCTTCCTTGGTATTTAAATGAAAAATGTGGGTGACCAGGATTAGCTCTGTGTCTATATCTAACACAAGAGTATCCATTATCTAATAACTCAATTCCACTTTTTACTCTATCGAGTGTTACATTTCTATCTTCAATTAATTTCCAATCATGTTCTAAAACCATTACATTATCAGTTTTAGCTTGTTCTGTTAATTGTATGAATCCTTGTCCGATTCCAATATTCTCATTCAAACCAATATAAGGAATATTAAAATGATTAGCTATTTGTTTATCTTGTTCTGATACTTCTTGAAATAAAATACATACATCATTTACTTGATGTAGAAATTCTCTATCAAAATAAGTTTGTAAAGTGTTAACAAGAGTTTGTCCACTTTTCCAAGATAAGATACCGATACTTAGTGGGAGTTTTTCCATTCGTTATATTTTTCAATTAAAAATTGTACTCTTTGTTTCTGAGTATGGTTCTCTAAAACCTTTTTAAATCCATTGTTAGCAATTTTTTCTCGTTCTTCATCATTTTCATTATAATAATTTATTTTGTTGATACAATCAACTATATCATCGTAATAAACTATATCTTCACCATCTGTAAATAATTCTTCTAACTTTTTAGATTTATTTAATTTATCACAAAGAACCATTTTACCACAAGCCATTCCTTCAAATAATCTTCTAGTTACTTCTCCCCATCTTGAATGTTGAATAATCATTTTTCCTTTATTAAGAAATTCAGTATGTTGTTTTGAATTGAATCCATTTTGATTTCCAATTGTACCACCACCATGTTGAGTAATTGTATCCAAAAATTCTGAACCCCCTCTACCTCTTGTTGTTACCGCAACAAACTCTGGTTTAATTTCTAATGGAAACTGAACTCGTGTATCAGCAAAATGTGTCCACCAATAAGCATCTCTACCTCTTTTCTTATATTCTTCAGTTGAATCTGCATCTGGTGATACTGTTATATGAAACTTATTTGATTTAGGAAAGTTTCTATCAAAGTTTTGTGGGTCATCTCCACTTTCTTGTACCCAAAATGCATCTACTAAATTTTTATCTAAAAGAGGTGAATCAAATCTACCCCAATCCATAAAGATTACAATATCTGTTTTTGGTTTACTGTTTAACCATTCTCTTATCTGAGTATCATTCCAATTTTGTAATCTATTAGAACCAATTGAAACTATCTCTACTTCCCATCCTAACGAACCAAATTCAGTTGCAAGGGATAATGGTGTTGACCATTCTTCATTCTCATATGCATAAATAAAAGTTACTTTCATGATACTGCTCTTCCTTTCATTTGTTCCCAATCTCTATTTTTTCTTACCTCATCATTTGTATCTCTTGTTGCTTTTAGAACATTGTTAGTTGTTCCTAAATTTTCCGATACATGGATTAATGCTGATAAATCTTTTGGAAAACAGTGTCCCCCAAATCCAAAATCACCATCATGACCAGGTACCATCCAATGTGTCTTTCCTAACCTATCATCGTAAGTTGCATATTCAACAACTTTATCATAATCAGCACCAACCTTTTCACAGATTTGATATATTTCATTAGCAAAAGATACTTTTGTAGATAAAAAAGTATTTGTCATATACTTAACCATTTCTGCGTAGGTTGAATGGGTTTTAATTAGTTTTGCATTTGGAAATACTTTTGAAAATAATCTAACTACATCAGTTGATTGTGGTCTTGGTCCACCTATAATAATTCTTGTTTGATTATTATAATCTTCTTCTGCATTTCTTTCTGTCAAAAACTCTGGATTAAAAATAATATTCAGATATTTAAAATCCTTATTTAATTGTTCAGTTGTACCTGGTGGAATAGTTGATTTAACAATAATAGTTTTACTTCTTGCATCTTCAAATTCAATTAGAGTATTGATATCAAATAATGATTGCTGTAAAGTACTTAAATCACATTCACCACTTTTGTTCATAGGAGTAGGTAAACATACGAAAATAGTATCACACAACATTACTAAATTATGTAAAGTTGATGTTGATTTACTTTCATCTAAATCATATGTTAAAACATCGTAATACTGTTTCCATTTCTTGTAAACAGCATTACCAACAAAACCTTGTCCTATTATTCCTATCATAGTGATTGAATATAATCGTTTAATCTATCCTCAGGTATCCAACCTAATCTTTCTAATGTGTCGTTATTTTCTCTTAATGTTTTACGATAGTTACCTGGTTGGTCTGGTAAGTAAAGAGATTCTAATTGTGGAAACCTCTCTTTAAACATATTAAACATTTCGTTTATAGAATAGTTTACTCCACACCCAAGTTCCCATGCATCTTCATGTACTTCAGTTCCAACTGCAACTTTATATAATCCATCTACGATATCTACTACATGAGTAAAATCTCTTCTTTGTTCTCCATCACCAACAATTGTAATCTTTTCACCATCTCTAACTTGCCTTCTCCATATACCAATTACTGCTGCCCAATCTCCTTCAATTACTTCATCTGGTCCATATACATTGTAGAATCTACAAATCTCTACATTTAAATCATAAGTTTTTTTGTATAGTTTACAAACTTCTTCACCTAAGTATTTGTATGCAGCGTATGGTGATTGTGATGGGTCATGGTGTTTTGAAGATGAACCTGCATATACAACTTTTACATTGTTATGTCTTGCCCACTCACAAACTGCTTCAGTTCCTCTAACATTAACTCTAAAAGTTTCTGTTGGATTTTCAAAAGAAGGTTGAATTCTACTTAGAGCAGCAAGGTGAAAACATAAATCATAATCTCCTTGAATATATTCAATTGTTTCAATATCACCTTCTATATACTTTGCACCCTCAACATGATTATCTTTTGTACCAGTTTCATAATCATCTAATGAAACAACCTCATGTCCTTCATTTATTAATCTCTTAATTAGATTAGTACCAATAAATCCAGCACCACCTGTAACTAATACTTTCATTTTACTATTCCTATTAATTGATGTTCGTTAAATAAAACAAACTCCTCATCACCTATTTCAATTTTATTTACTGCCTGTGATTTTTCATACATTACTGTATCTCCTACACTTACTGTCATTGGTATTCTTTCTCCACTTTGTGAGAATATACCAGTACCTACTGATACAACTTCACCATAAACTTTTTGGTTCATTGTAATGGAATCTGCAATAATGATTCCTCCTTTTGTTTTTGTTTCTGTTTGGGTAGCTCTTACTAAAACTCTATCACCCAATGGTTTAAATTTACCTGATTCCATATTTTATATTATTATGTTCTACTGTTCTATAAATCATGAATGAAATTGTTGAAAAAACTAATGTTTTCCAAATTCTTTTATTCAATGTCTTGTTTTCCTTTTCATTTACTCCTATTGCTTCTAAAAGAGTTGTTGGTGGTTCTTTATATTCCCATGATGGTTTAGCTGATACACAACTACCAAATAATATAATTCCACTAAATACTAATGATAATATTTTTTTTCTCATATTGTTTCGTAAAATTCGTTTTGTTGTTCTTGTCTATCTATTTGTTTAGGATGATACAAACACCATTGTTCCTCTGCAGGAAAGTTTGAGAATGTATCATAACCTGTTATTCTTTCATGTACTTTATTCATCCAAGTAACATCTGGTGTGTTTTTGTAAATACGAGTTTGGTAATCAGGCCAATTTACCCATCCTTTTTCATTTACTTTCCATCCCCATTTTTGGATATGACCATCTGTTAATCCTTCTACTGTATTTACTCTTGGTACAAATACAATATCGACAGGATTTTCTTGTAATACCTGTCCTAAATATTCCACTAAAAATTCATGTGGAATTTCATCTGCATCTACTTGAAAAATATAATCTTTTGTACAATGTGATTTAAGATTATTTTTAAATGATGCAAAATCTTTATTTAATGGAAACCCTACAATTTTGTGATTTTCATGCATTGAATCCATTAGATTAAGATAATTCATTACTTCATCTGTTACCGATGATTCATCATATTGAATTACTATTTCATCTTCTTTTCTAATATGAAGTTGTAAAAAATTAAGAAGTTTTGTAATTTCTTGTATTTCATTACAAACTGTGATTGCGTAACTAATTGTTTTCATTTTTATAATATGTTAAAGTATAGAAATTCGGTACATCTTCAGGTATTTGGTCAGCGTTTTTTAAAGGAACCATTTCACCTTTTTCATTAAAGTATTCTGGTCTAACATAATACTCTTTATACTTTGGTTTAATAGTAGTTTTATCACCATATTTTTCTAAAAATAATTCTTTTGGAACAACTCTTAAATCTTCTAAAAATACGATTCTACCATTATCTGTTAAATGTTTTTCAAAGTTATCTATAAGATTATCATGTAATTTAAAATCTAAATCTAAAGTAATCCTTCTTGATGTCTTTTCTCTTTTTTCTGTGGTTATCCCCATAAATTTTTTATGGTGTTCAAATTGTTCTTCAGTAATAAAAAATGGTGGATTCATTACTATTAAATCTACCTTAGGTCCATCATAATTTTTAAAACCATCACTATGATAAAAATTTAATTCTTCATTATTTTTTTCACAAGTAACTTGTAAATCTTCTTCAACTGGTTTGTGTATATCTAAAAAATGAACTGAATCCATATTTAATGATTTATACAAATACCATCCGATAAAACCTGGTCCACTACATACTTCTAAAACAGATTTACAATCTTTGTGTTCTTCTAAAAAATCATCTTTACCGAAAAGGTATTTAATCATCAAGGGCCCTCCACCATTATGTCCAACTTGATAGTAGACATAAAAGTTACAACCCATTAAATCTTTTTTAACACAATATTTTCGGTTTACCACTTTTTATTATATTATTGTTTGATTATTTTCTTCATCAATATCGGATATCTCATCTCTAAGAATATTTCTTTTTTCTGATGTTGTGGTTTTTGTTCCGAATAATCTATCTAATACATCTTGTTCAAACCTTATCTCATAGACATTTACAACCTTATCTAAAATGTAAGTTCTGTAATTATCTAATTCTTTACGATATAAGTTTCTATTATTTTTTACTGCAGAATTAAAAAGTTGTGCACCATCTCTTGAAAATCGTTTCAACATATATTCTAACCTTAGTTGAGAATTTGGTTCGATTCTTTTATCTCGTAACTTTCCAATAAATTGTGTAAAATGTAAAGGTAAAATAGGATTGAGTTTGATGCAGTGTACTTTATTTTCAACTATACCTAAAACAAAAACATATCTTGATTCCTCTGCTTGTTTCGTTGCAGGAGTACCTCCTTTGTATGTAATTATACGATAAATATTTCTCGGTCTTATTTGTGAACGAGGTATCCTTTTTTCAGGTTTTAAAAATTTAGTATATTGTCTTGTATAAACAGGCATTATAATTTTTTAATTTCTGGTAATTTTAGTTCCACATGCTGTTGAATCTTTACATATTGGTCAACAATACTTTTTAATTTTTTTGTCATTTCATTTAATGTAAAATTAGTATTGATATTTGTTTTAAGTCCAGCAGATTTTTTAAGATGTGTTTTATAGTTTTTATAAACATCAAAAATCCTTTGTGCAGCAGTTGAATAGTTTACATAAAACCATTTTGATTCTGGTAATAAGAATTTATTCTGTGCAGATTGATGTACTTCTTTCAATTCACCATCTAAATAAACTGTATTTTCTTCTGGTAAGAAATCTGTATGTCCACTCCACTTAGATACAATAATTGGTTTACCTGTTGTTGCAAACTCTGCAAGTGGTCTACCATATCCTTCTCCTTTTGTAAACATAATAAAAGATTTTACCTTCTCATCATTGTATAAATCATTTAATTCTGATTCAGATAAATCTCCCCATACTAAATGAATAGGAGGACACTTATCACCAAATTCTTTTGTTATCTCTTCTACCTTTTCTTTTATAATTTCTCTATCACCAACTGAAAATCCTGCTGAAGATGTTTTTAAAATTAAACCTGGTTGTTGATTTTTTGGTAAACCTTTAAAAACAGTACAGAATGTTTTAATCATCATACCTGTATCTTTTCTATCATGTCCTAAATCTCCACTTAACCAATGACCAACATATAAGAAATTAAAATCTGTTTCAACTGAATCTAAAATTGAACTTGAAGATTTTCCATTGAAAATAGTAGTATCAACTCCTTCAAATAAAACTTCAATTGGTTTTTCAACTTTTATTTCACCTACTTGTTTTTGTGTTCTTTTATCAACTTGTGTATATTTAGTTTTTTCTAACACATCTTTTGTAAATTTAGATGGAGTTATAATTAAATCCATTTGATTAGAACCTTGAATAAAATCTTGTGGTGCAAGAGTCGTTTCAACCCCAGCAGTGATACCAATATTATACTTTCCAACTCTTCTAAATTCATTGGCAACTGATACTTGGATGAAAACATCAATTTGTTTATCTACCTTCGTAACAATATTTTGTAATATTTTTTGACCAAATTCAGTTTGTGGATTGATTTGGTCTTGTGGAGTGTTTCCCCATCTCGTTGGTACTATTTTTATATCAAATTTATCTAATTCGAATAATGATTTCAAGATATCTCTTGAATGGTCACCATAACCACTTCTTGTTGCTATTGGTGCCTGAAATATTAATAATGGTTTATTCATTTTCTAATTCTCTTATTCTGTTTTCTTCTTCTTGTCTTAAACATCTATCAATTGATATCTGAGTAAGTTTTGTAATTTCTTCTAAAGTTTCAGGTTCATGTGGTGAATTGTAACATTCGAACCTTGTTGTTTCAATTTCATTATCTTGTAAAACAATTAAATGATAATCTTCATTTAGTTCTTTTCTATCATATAATGCCTTTCGAGATGCTTGAACTTGTTTATTTGTCCAATAACCAGGAAACCTTACAATAAAAATTGGTTTACTCATTACTTCAGTTTATATACATTAAACTTTTGTTTTGGTTTCCAATTTTTTATTGCCTTTTCTATTCCATCTGCCATGCACTTGTTTTGGTATTTAGCATTCAATCCCATCTCACCTAAGAATTCTTTTCTACCTTTCTTTCCTGCCTTATCTCTTTCTTGAGGTGTTTTATCATACCAATACTTAATTGCATCTGCGACTTCATGTACATCTACCTTATCATCGATAATGTAAGGTGTTGGTATAGAACCAACCATAGTTTGAACTCTTGGCCATACTGGTTTTACCCACTCACCATGAGTTACTTTATCTTCCCATTCTCTGTAATTATGAAGTGAACCGATTTGTTTATAATCATCTGCAGTAAAGTATTTTCCATTGGATTTCTTTTTGAATCCACATTGGTCTTGCATACCACCAGTCACATTAACGATTATTGGTGTTTCTGCCATAACTGATTCAGCAGTTACTAAACCAAAACCTTCATTACCTGCGATATTAATTGTACAATCTGCAATGTTATAAATGTAATTAAGTTCTTTTTGTGATATTCTTTCAGTTGAAAACTTTATATCACACTCAGGTGCAATTTTTTCTGCTACTTTAAATAGGTTTGTACCATTAGGGTCTTTTGGTGCAGTATGCATAATTAAACAAACCTTATCTTTATCTTCTTTTGGTAGAGTATCAACAAACTTTTTAAACGCCCATATTACATCTGATGGTTGTTTTCTTTTGATGTTTCTGTTCATCCAAAATAAAATAAATTTATAATCTTTACCTGTGGTTACTTTATCATGAAAATCTTTAGGTACTTCAACTTTTTTGTATGTTTCAGAATTGATACCATGTGGTACATAATCTACCTGCCAATCTTCAAGTGGTTTGATTGTATTAGAATCAATCTTACCAACTCTACTTACAATACCATAAGTTTGTCTTGAAATACATCCTAACCAATCACAACTTTCGTAGTAATCTCTATTGTAATCGGGGTCTGGTAAATCATCCCATATATGATAAAACAGAATAGGAATATTTTGTCTTATTTCTGATTCCATTTCATACAACCACTTCCAATATCTAGGGTCTGTAAAGTGTAGAATTGCATCTGGTTGATGTCTCATAATTAGTTCTCTTAGAATATTAGCATCACCATAACCAGTCCAAGGAATGATTTTTAGAGAGGCATCTTCAATGCCAGTTTCTTTTCTGACATCAGCTCCTAAATCAATTTCTTTACCTTTTTCTGGATGATTAACTGCTGCTCCTAATTGTACCCAATGAAATTTATCCAAAGTACCTAATACGAATTCTTTGGAAACAGTTGCTATACCTGATGACATTCTCAGGTCATCTGATAATAGAAGAATCTTCTTCTTTTTGTCTTTTGCCATTAACCTTTATTTAAATTGTTCTAAATCTTCTTCGGTTATTCAACTGTACTCTCATCGTGTTTCCGAGATATTGTTTTGTTTTAACTCTATCGTTAAATTCTTCACGAGTTTGATTAAGTTGAGTATTACCGTTATCTTGTTGTTGTCTCATGCTTAAAATTGTGAACCACTAACTTGTAGGTTCTCGTAATTGTTAATTTCAGTTCTAAAATCTTCGTCCTCAATATACTTGTCAACTGAACGATTAACAAGTTTCTGAAGTGTGATATTGGAATCAAATGAAATCCTTTTAAATTTTGAGTAAATATCTTTAATGATTTTTACTGTTGTTAATTTTGTATCTGCCATAACTCTCCAATTTGTTATTTTATATAAATATATATAAATTTATAAAAAGTACAAAAAATGTTAATTAATTCCATGCAGAACAAAGACCTCTTTGTTTAAATTCGCACCAATCACAATGTCTACCTTTTGTATGAGGAAATACTTCTTGTATAACATTTCCTCCTTCATCAAATACAGAATCAACAAATCCCATGAACCCATCCCATGCTCTTTTTACTGAAGGTTTACCATTTGCTGGTACAAACTTGGATATTCTTGGAATAGGAAATTCGTAATTTTCGTTTATCTTTCTTTTTAGGATTTGATATTCTACTTTGATTTTATCTAAAGGTATATCGTATTTCTCAGAGTAAAACTTTTTATATAGTAACATCTGAGAAGTTTTTATTTTGTTTGCTTTTTGATATTTGTTCCAACCTCTTGTAGATGTTTTCAAATCTATGATAACATATTCTTGGGTGGTTTTATCTTTTAGTAATACATCAATAAACCCAACAAAATTTACACCTTCTTTAATTTTTGCGTTCAGAACTTGTTCTATTGCAACTAATTCAAAACCACTCTTAGTGTATAATTTATCTAATTTTTTTGTGAAGTATGATAATATTAGTTTACCATCTTGAAAGAATTCACCTAACTCTTCTTTTTTACATGGATACATTCCTTCATCCATCTTTTCTGATTCTTTCTTAAAATGTTCTACCATTTGATTGTACAACATTGTTTCTAAATCTAATTGCAGTGCCTGTTTCTTGGTTACATTATACATAACATCCAAAAAGTGTTGGATGGTTTCGTGCATTGCACTACCGAAAATTGTGTGGATATTTGCTGAAGAAGTTCCTAACTTATCAATATAATTTAGTTTATATTGTTCTTGACAAGTTGAGTACATTCCATATTGTGAGTAACTTACTCTCGCCATAATACTTTTATTTACTATGTAAATATACGAAAAATAACTGAAAAATCCAAATTTTAGATGGACTTTTTTCCTTCTATTTTAACTGGTGATATATCTTCAAATTTACCACCATGTAACTCTTCAATTTTTCTTATATGTTTTGTTCTCCAATCAGTCGATACTGTCGATTCATCAAACTTTTCATAGGATTCCATATAATCAATCATAGCATCAATTTCATTTTGTGTTTTTTGTGGATATTTCTTTTTACTTTTATTTAAGAAAATCTTTATTTTATCTTTTTCTACTTGAGATATTTCTGCTAATGAAAATTCTGCTGGAGACCAAGCATAATAAAAATCAATATGTTCTGAGGTTTTTATGTGTTCCTTTTTTAACATATATTCAATAAAATCAAATATATGATAAACATTCATTATTGTTGTTGTATATTGAAACCCATACATTATACCCTGTCCAATCTCAAATGGGGTTTTTGGTTCAGCATATTTTTTTATTATTTCTAAATTACTTTCAAATCTCTTAGTATTAAAACCAGTCCTTTGATATTCACCAACCTTTCCAATACCATCACATGAAATCGATAAGTAAACTCTTTCAAATCCCCTCCATAAATCGATTAAACTTTGTTCATCATATTTTATTACTGATAAGTTTGTATTATAATGTATTGATAATTTTCTAAGTTCTTTCGTTTCACCTTTCCAAAACATGGTATGAATTTTCATATTTTCATGCAGATGTTTTAAAACTTTGAAATGTTCTGGCATTATAAGAGGTTCACCACCAGCAAAATAAAAACTTTTAATGTTACTTAAATGAGGGATTAAATCTTCAACAATCGTTTCACTTGCTCTAATTACTTTAGTTTTTTTATCTAAGTTATTAAATGGATGTAATTTTTTATAATCCTCATACCAGTTTGAAGAAAAATCATGATTACACATTCTACATTTAAAATTACATAAATTAGAAAATCTTATATCGATATGTTGAAAATCTGATGGTACTGAAAAATCATCTGCAACTTCTGGTTGTACCCATAAAGAGTTTTTATTGAAATCTATTCTTGGTGAGTGGCCTGTACTATCTTCTCGTTTGTAACAAATATCACAAGCCTTATTTCTTTTCCCCTCCAACATATCCTTTCTAAGGTTTTTCATTTGTGGAGAATTGAATGCGTTTTCAATACTCATCTTTTGCAGATTAAGTGCTTCATCAAAACCTCCTGCGATACAACAAGGTTTTACTTCACCATCCGCTTGTGAATACAAATGTAGAAAGGGTAATTTACAATATGTGGAACTCATACCTTTAATTTTAACTTTGTGATTTGCTTCTTTTCAACACCATACTTCTCACATAAATATTTAATATTTTCTCTTCCCTCTCGTGTTGCATAAAGAATTTCACAATAATCAAGTGCCTCAGAGGAAGAACATTGGAAATCTTGTTGAATTAACTCCAATAAGAAACTTTCATACTTAGTTTCTTTCTTTCCTTTAGTGTATTTTAAGTAATACCTTCCCTTAGGCAACAATCCAATTAAAAGTTGATATAGTTGTTTAGGTTCTAATGTTTGTGTAAATGGTTGGATTTCTGATATAGTTTCAATCCAATCTGAATTCATAGATAAGAAACGATGAATCATGTAGTTACTCCATGTTTTCTTATCACTTTCTTCAAGTTTATCCCAATAATTGGGGTCTTGAAATTGTGTAACTGCTTTTATATGGTCAAATAATGTTTTAGCCATCTAAATCTGTAATTACAGGTTTTAATTCTTCTGGTAATAATTCCTTACAAATCTCACCACAATCACCACAGAGATATAACTCAACTGGTATGATTGCATCTTTTGCTTGACCTGTAACTAATCTTGATATTTTTAAAAATTTATTTGCAGGAATAAATACTGACCCATTACATTCTTGACAAGTCATTTCCTTTGCATCTTTTAAATCTACTTTTGGTTGTTGAGGTGGTTGTCCTCCTCCTCCTAATATTTGTGCCATATTATTATTTGTTTAATCGAACCACTGGTCTCTATTCGTCTTTATTTTATGAATACCAGTCTTTCTAAGTGTATCTCTTTTCTTTTCTTTGAACTCTTGTACTTTTTTCTTAAAGTTTTTCTTTTTGAATGCCTCTACACCATCAAGATATTCTAAAAAAGAATCAAAATCTTCTTTTCCTAACTTATCAAGTTGTTCATCAGTTAAAGGGTTTTTAGGGTCGTACTTCATGTTTTATAATTTATATTACAAATATAGTAAAAATATTTGAATTATCCAAATAATTTATCAAAAACTTTTTGAACTATTTCTTTTTCGTTTCCAAATTCTTTATGTACTTCTTTTCCATTTTTGAATGCAACCACCATTGGAATATTAGTTAAATCAATCAAACTTCTACTCTGTGGAGATACATCTGGATTTATAAGTATAAAGGGAATATTTTTATGTTCTTTTGAAACTCTTTCATACTCTGGTTTTAAAATATCACAATTACCACACCAATCAGTGCCAAACATTACCATTAGTTTAGGTTGTGTTCTCAATAAAACATCGAGTGAATCTGTTTCTAATTTTATCATAAAATACCAACAATCTGAATTATACAACTCATGAAAGTAATTTCTTTATCTACAACTAATGCATCTTTATGTTGTGCCTCTGAAAGAATAAGAATAATATTAGAAGTATTACCACCACCATATTCATCTACTTTTTCGTAAAGGAAAGAATATAGTTCTGTAAAATCTTGTATTCTTGCATCTGCAACTGCCTGTCTAATATCCTTCCATTTATTCTTTTTATCATTTTTAGATTTAAGAATTTCAACTACCTTTGATTTAATATCTGAATCAATTACAGAGGTTGTGTTAATCTTTAATTGTCCTTTGGTAGAATTTAATTGACAAGTATTAATAATCTTTCTAATATCAGGATATGAACTGTCAATGATAGGTACAAGGTCTGTTGGTTGGAAACTAACTCCTTCTTTACCCAAAATCTGTGAGATTTGTACCGCAACATCTTTTTTAGTTGGTGGTACGATTTGGAAAGTTTGACATCTACTTTGTATTGGGTCAATAACTTTCTCAACATAATTACAAGTTAGGATAAATCTACAATGTTTTGAGAATGTTTCCATCAAGTTTCTAAGGATTGCTTGTGCATTTGGTGTCATGTAATCAAACTCATCTAAGATGATTACTTTCATATCCTTAAAACCAATCGTGGAAGCAAAACCTTTTACTTTATTTCTAACAGTATCTACATTATTCTCATCAGATGCATTTATAATGATATAATCACAACTAATTGAATTAACAATTAATCTTGCTAAGGTTGTTTTACCTGTACCTGCCTTACCAAAAAATAAAAGGTGAGGTACATCTCCACTTTGAAGATAATCACTTACCTTTTGTTTTAGATGTTCATTACCAACATATTCTGTTAGTTTACGAGGTCTATACTTCTCAACCCATAGTGAGTTGTTTACCTCTTTACTTGTTGTATCTTCAAAGAATGACATATTAAAATGA